GAGGAACACATCCTCCGTGGCGATACGGGTGATGGAATTCCCAACGTGCTTTCGTCTGATAACTGCTTTGTGGTTGGTGAACGCCAGAAGACTCTAACCCAGAAGAAGATCGACTCATTGATCGAGCTTGGCCTTCCCGGCAAGTTTGACCATGAGAACTATCGTAACTACATGCGCAATTCTCGTCTTATTGACCTTCGGTTTACTCCCAAGGAATATAAAGACCAGATTCGCGCATCGTATAATGAGCAGGCCGATAAGAATGGTTCCAAGCTCATGAACTATTTCATTTCTAATCGTCTTAAGAACTTGATGGAACATATGGGAGACTTTGTATGAAACTTGGTGTGGCTGAAATCTTGGAGAAAGTATCCAAGCTTTCGCGAAGATCAGATAAGGTTAACGAGCTGCGAAAGAACGATAACTTCGCGCTCAGGACTATTCTTCAGGGTGCGTTTGATTCGCGTATCAAGTGGCTATTACCAGAGGGAACACCACCGTTCAAGAAGAATGAACTGGTAGATCTTGAAGGTGTACTATATTCAGAAGCTCGTAAGCTATACCTCTTTGTTGAAGGTGGTAGAAACGAACTAAAGCAACTTCGTCGTGAGACTCTATTCATTGAGCTGCTAGAGTCTCTGGCTCCTGCCGATGCAGACTTGCTTTGCGCGGTAAAGGACAAGAAGATTCCTTACAAGGGAATCACCCCGCAGCTTGTTAGAGAGGCTTTCCCAGGATTGCTACCGGATGAGTAAGAGCAGAAATAGTCGTTATCGCGATCGCTATGATGACGACATGGAATATGACTATAATCCATATGGTCGTAAGTCCGAGTATTTGGAGAAGAAGCGCGCTAAGCGAATGCAGCGCGCGATGAAGACCAGAGACGTCGACGGTCTACTAGAGCAAAATGACGACTACGACGATGACTATGTCGATCCTAAATATGACGAGAATAGATGATGCCGACATACACATTCATCAATAAGGAAAGCGGAGAGGAGACTACCGAGTACATGTCTATCTCCGATCTAGACAAGTTCTGTAAGAAGAACCCGCATCTTGAGCAGGTCATCGGTGCCCCTGCAATTGGCGACACAGTTCGCCTTGGTCTTAAGAAGCCAGACAATGCCTTCAGAGACCACCTCAAGGAGATCAAGAAGAAACACTCTAGAGGCTTCACAAAGAGTACCGTCAACACGTTCTAGTAGAGTACCATGCAGCAGAAAAGACTGACGAGAAAAGAAAAAAGAAAACTCCGACAGGCAGGCATAGATGAAAACGTTGGTCACGACTATCTGTTTAAGCACACATTTCAAATTAAGAACATTGCGCCGCTAACTGAAAACCAGCGTCAAGCGTTCGAGTATTTTGAGCAAGACAGCAACATGCTGCTGCATGGAGTTGCCGGTACCGGTAAGAGCTTTCTGTCTTTGTACTTATCATTGAAACAGGTACTCGATGGCAAGTCTCAATATGAGAAAGTTGTAATTGTAAGAAGCGTCGTTCCGACGCGTGACATGGGTTTCCTACCAGGAAACAACAAGGAGAAGTCTAGAGTCTATGAAGCACCATACACCGCGATCTGTACTGAGCTCTTTGGCAGAGGAGATGCTTACACTAATCTCTGCTCTAAGGGTGTCTTGGAGTTCATATCTACTTCTTTCGTACGCGGCACTACTTTTAATGATTGTATCATTGTCGCCGATGAGATCCAAAATATGGACCTTGGTGAGCTCGATTCTGTAATCACTCGAGTAGGAAAGAACTGCAAGGTTCTGATGTGCGGAGACTTTCGTCAGTCAGACTTTCGCCGTGAATCAGAAAGAAGTGGCATCTTGAAGTTCATGAGCATCGTAAAGGCCATGCGCTCGTTTGAGTTCGTAGACTTCAATGAGCAGGACATCGTTCGTAGCGCGCTCGTGAAGGACTATATCATCACAAAAGACAGACTTGGAATCAGTGTTTAATCATCAGTTACTAGAACCCCAGGAGTTGAAGTCGGTCACCACCGACTCTGGTCGTTTTTACACGACACCAGACGGAACTAGGTATCCCTCAGTAACTACCGTGCTTGGATCGTACGCCGATAAGACTTGGCTATATGAGTGGCATCGACGCGTAGGTAAGGAGAAGGCTCAGGAGATCACAAACCGAGCTACGACCCGCGGTACTCGTGTACACGGTCTTTTCGAGAAGTATCTCATGAACGAAGAAGACTATCTCAAGAAGGCGATGCCAGACACGAAGTCTCTGTTCATGGAGATGAAACCAATCGTCGACAAGAACCTTGGAGTAGTATACGGAGTGGAGCATCCTCTGTATTCTCATCGTCTACGTACGGCTGGCCGCACAGACGTTATTGCCAGCTTCTGTGGTATTCCCTCAATTGTAGACTTCAAGACCGCTTCTAGACTCAAGACTGAGTCAGACATTCTTAGCTACTTTCAGCAGGCTACCTGCTACGCTCTCATGACTGGTGAGAGACACGGCATGCAGATTCCGCAAGTCGTAATTCTGATCTGCACACCAGAAGGACCTCAGGTCTTCATCAAGAAGACGAAAGACTACGTATCAGAAGTAGTACGTATGTTTAAGAACCATAAGATAGCAACTCAGTAAAAAAATTCAATTTCACGTCATTTTTGTGTTTACATTCATCTTGATTTGATATAGAATAACTATATTGGATGAGATCATCCACTAAACACAGAAGGACTACTATATTATGGCACATGAAATCGAGTTTGTTGGTGATGCGGCTGCTATGGCGTACTCGGGCGCGGTCCCGTGGCACGGCCTTGGCAAGGAAGTTCCGGCCGATCTGACCCCGGAGCAGATGCTTCAGGCGGCTCAGCTGGACTGGACCGTCGAGAAGATTCCGGCCTACGCGTATATCGCGGGTAAGAAGGTTCCGGTTGGTCGTTCGGCTCTGGTTCGAAACACTGACAATAAGGTCATTGACATCGTCTCGGAAGACTGGAATCCGGTTCAGAATCAAGAAGCTTTCGAGTTCTTCAATGAGTTCGTGATGGCTGGTGACATGGAGATGCACACGGCCGGCTCGCTTCGTGGTGGCCAGATCGTGTGGGGTCTCGCCAAGATCAAGGAGTCGTTCGAGCTCTTCAAGGGTGACCGAGTCGACTCTTATCTTCTCTTCACGAACTTCCACAAGTATGGTTCGTCCACCGACGTTCGATTCACTCCGATTCGCGTAGTGTGCAATAACACTCTCACGCTCTCGCTGAACTCGGCCGTCGAGCGTATGGTCCGTATCAGCCACCGTCGTGAGTTCCAGGCCGATAACGTGAAGTCGATGCTTGGTATCGCCACGAACAAGCTGGCTCAGTACAAGGAGATGGCCGAGTTCCTGGGCAAGAAGCGCGCTACTCATGAGTCGGCTGTCCAGTACTTCCGCGAGATCTTCCCGTCGGGTAGTGATACCGAAGAGAACACGATGGACGGCGAGGTCAAGCTGTCTACCAAGGCCAAGCAGGCTCTGGTCATCATGAACACCCAGCCGGGTGCTGACTTCGCCAAGGGCAGCTTCTGGCAGCTCTTCAATACGGTCACCTTCATGACCGACCACCTCCTGGGTCGTAACCAGGACAACCGTCTGGCCAACGCCTGGTACGGTGGAAACCGCAAGCTCAAGACCAAGGCCCTCGAGACCGCGGTCGAGATGGCTAACGCGGCCTGAGAGATAGGGGGAGGGAAACCTCCCCCATCTTTTTTGTTTACAATCAGTGTTAGATGTGGTATAATCTATTATACGCTGAGAGGATCGCATGGCAGTAAGCAAGATCACTGACCGCAGGTTTAAACGAGAGAAGAAGAAGCGAGTGAGTCGTACTGAAGAGTACGTCATCAATCTCAAGTATCTCGGCGACGAACCCAACTACGTTGGTGAAGTTCTTACTGACCTCGAGCTTACCAAGGCCTATAACTGGTATAACTACATGTGTACCACGGGCGAGGCTCGTGACTACATCGTAGAATACATGGACAAGATCGGCAAGCGAAACATCGCTAAGCTGGTGAAGTCTATTCCTGATGGTCGTATTCCCACTACCGCTGGCTGGCTCTGCCGCATCATCATGCGTGGTGGTAAGATTCCTGATCGTTCCAAAGAGTTCCTTCTCGATCGAATCAAGAAGGCCATTGAACGTAATCAGGCCGCGATTGCTCAGGCCGAGGAAGCGCCGAAGAAGCCTGCCAAGAACACAGACATTCAGGCATCTATTCGTGAGCGCGC